GCCTGCAGACCCGCCAGTGATGTACGCCACGGTATCGTCGGTGCGGGCCTTCGACAGCGACACCTGCGTTCCCGGCAGCACCGGGTAATCAGCGGTCGTGGCAGTTTGCGCACCTGCGCCAACACGGACGTATGAGGTCACGCCAGCCGACAGGTTGGTCACAACGAGGTTCAGCGAGCCCAGACCAAGCGTGCTAAATGCCGAGGTGCCGCTGGGTGCGACGGTGGTGCCACTGCCGTATGAGGGCTGGAATGCGTCGGTGGTGGTAGTCATGGTGTGTGTCCTCAGGCGATGCGATACCAGCTATTCGTGGCCTGCACGAAGCGCATGCGGAAGAAATCTTCTGCAGCCAGCGTGGTCGGGTCGCCGAATGCTGCCGCGGCGCCGTTCAGCCCCAGCGTAAACGACGTGATCTGCTGGGTGGTGGTGATCAGCACCTCGGTGCCATCGGGTGTGGCGGTGTTCAGCGGCAGCGTCACGGTGCCGGTGGCCAGCGTGCCGGCAGGTTGCAGCAGCATCCATTGCTGTTGGGCAACGGGCGTGGGAACGCCGATGGAAAACCCCGTGGTCGGCGTGTAGATGTTCGTCGCCAGCGTCGGCGCAGCGAACGTCTGCTGGAAGTACGACAGCAGCGCCGACACCGGCAGACGACGCGCGTCGCCCGTGTTGGGCGAGTAGACGGCGAACTGGTCGCCGCCTGACACCTGCGTCTGCAGAGGAAGTTGGTAGATCAGAGCCATGTCGGGGCCTCAGTTGAGTTCCAGCACGCCATCGGGGCCGACCTGCACAGGGTCGACGGGCGGCCGAATGAACGGATTGTCGTACACGCGCCAGGGCTTCGTGCCTGCGCCTGCGGGCATCGTACCCGGCAGTTGCTGCTGCACCGGGAACGTGGCGCGAGCCAGCAGCGTGTTGTACGCTTGCTTGGCAACCATCATGGTCTGCGGCATGATGGCCTTTCCGTAGCCCGCCGCCAGCCGGATGCCCAGGTTTGTGATGATCGCCTCGTTGGCGCTGTCCGGAACCTCGGACTGCGCGTTGATGTCGCTGAACTGCGGCGAACCCGGCAGCGGGTAGCCCAGGCGGATGCCCTTGGCGTTCCACTCGGCCATCATGGCGTCCAGACGACGCAGCGCCTGCTCAAAGCCCTGCGGCTGCAGGTCGAAGACGTAACCCGCCATGCCGATCTCGGCAAAGGCGGCTTCGACGTACTGGCGCTTGCTGTAGGACACAGGTTATCCCTTCTTCGCGGTCTTGGCGGACTCGCGGAACGCCTTGGCCGTGGGCGCGCCCTTGGCACCGGGCTTGCGCATGCGCTCGCCGCTGCCGGCTTTGATGCGCTCGCGCTTGGCGGCGATGTTGGCGTAGAGGCCCGGTTTGGCTTTCACGCACGCCCCCGTTTCATCGGTGCAGGGCCGGGGCCTTTGCCCGGCTTGCCGGCCTTCATCGCCGCGGTGCGCGCGGTGTTCAGCGCAATCGCTACGGCCTGTTTTTGCGGCTTGCCGGCCTTCATCTCTTTGGAGACGTTGGACGAGATGGATTTTTGAGAGTAGCCCTTCTTCAACGGCATGTCAGGCTCCTGATGTGAAAACGCGGGCGGCAGCTTGTGACTACCGCCCGCGTTCTATTATCGCCGCAGATCAGGCGATGCGGTACACGGCAAAGGCGTTGGCAGCGGTCTTGCGCAGGCGGTACCGAGCCGCCAGACCGGCGGTGCTGGGACCGGCCACACCGGATGCCTGCAGCGTCAGGCCGGTGTTCGTCGTGATCGTCAGCGCAAACGCGGCCAGCGTCTGCACCGAGAAATCGAACGAGTCATCCACCGCGAACGTGGAAGCTGCCTCGATGGCCGCAGCCGTCGGCAGTTGCACGTTGCGCCCAGTCGTCGGCGTGGCGGTGATCAGGCCGGTCATCAGCTCTGCAGCAGTGATGACCATCGAGCCGCCGTCGGGGATGACGACAGGCGCGCCCTGGCGACCGAAGTTGCTGCCGATGCTGACCACCGGAGCGGTGCCGACATCGTAGACCACCGGCAGGCCGCCAGCCTCGACAACCAGCACAGCGCCGGCAGCAAATGCCGACGAGGTGTAGGTGCCGTTGCTGATGGTGGCCAGAAGGTCAGTCGTGCTCGGGTAGTTGGGATACCCGACGATCTGCGAAACAGTCGCCTCGCCTTGGGTCTGGACCTGGATTCCCTGGCCAGCCGTAAGCGTGACGGTTGCGGTGCCCTGCGGGGCAATGGTGCGGAAGGACATGGTAGTGCTCTCCAGAATTGGGTTGACGAGAAAGGGGCCGAAGCCCCTATCTGTTAGGAGCCGCCAGGCTGGCCAAACAGCAGGATGCCGGACATCTCAGGCTGCTTGTTGACCACGCCGAACAGGGTGTCGAGGCGGTACTTCGTCTTCATGGTATCGACGTCGTACTGCTTTTGCATTACCAGTTCGATGCCCTGATCGGTGCTGGCACGCATCACTGCGGCACCCGCGTCGGTCGGCACGGCGTAGCGACCCGGCAGGATTTCCAGAGCGTCCTTCTGCCAAAAGCAGTTGATCGGCGCCGCTGCCGTGTTCAGGCGGTCGATGACAGCCGCTGCGTTGGGCGTGACGATGCAGTTCTGATACTGCAGTTCCGCATCGCTGCCGCCCTGGGCCGAGTTGATCGGCGGGGTGATCACCAGCGAGGTGTTGTTGGGCGTTGCCACCACGCGGAAGGTCTTCAGGTTGCCCGTGGACTGCTTGGTGATCATGTGGACCGCTTCCACGCCGCTGATCGTGATGGCGTCGCCAACCACGAAGTCGGTGCCGGCGGTGTACGCCGCAGTCGTGATCGTCTGGAAGCGGTTGTCCACGTTCGACGTTTCGCCCGTGGTCGCCACGTCGGTGGCCCGAGGCACCCAGTAGTTGTTGGCGCCGACGAGCGTGCTCATCGCGCCGTCAGAGCCAGTTGCCAGGCGGATGCGGTTGGCGTAGTCGAACTTGTACGTTTGAAATCCCGCCACCGTTCCGACGAAGCCACGGCGGTAGGCTTGGTCGCTGGTCTGGTTGCCGAACGAGCGAGTCGCTGCAGCCAGGTTGCCGGCCATGCCGTTGTAGTCCCGCGAAGACAGCGCCAGGTAACGGTCGAACGCTTGCACGCCCGTCTCGTTCATGATTGTGTCGCACAGGGCCACATCGTCGTAGTCGCCCGCAGCGGCGTTGGAGCGAACCACCAGCGAGCCTTGGCCGGCCGCAACGGCCATGATCGCCAGGTTGATGTCCGAGGCGAGTTTCTGCTTGGCGGCGTCGCCAAGACGGCCTTCCTGCAGCGCATCGCGCAGTTCCAGCGCGTCCATGATCCACGGCACGGACTTCTTGAAGCCCAGCGTGGCGGGGACGCTCAACTGCGTCATGTTCTGGAAGTTCAGCGACTGGTCCATGCCGTCATACGACTGAGCGATGTACGGCTGGGGACGCCAGATGATGTCGTTGGTCCGCGCCATCTCGGTGGAGTTGGTGCGGTACAGCGACACGTTCTTGCTGAGAACCAGCGCGTCGTTGAAGCCTTCGAGGAGGTCTTCGAACGCGACGCGCTCTTCTTTGCTGAAGCTATTGGGCATTTGTGGCTCCGAAAACGAATGAGTTACTGATGCGGCTAGGGCCGCGCCTGATACTCACCCGTCGGAGCCGGCGGTCGCTCGTGTTCGATGCGCTACTGCCAATTTGTGGCTGGCGAAACCCGCGCTTGCGCGAACTATACACCAGTTCGCGCAGCGTGCAAGTGCCTCAGTTCCTGCGTTGTTTTTCCCGCAGTTGCGCCCGGTATCTGGTGACCTTGGTGTAGTCGCCAGTGCGCTCGGCTTCGGCCCGCAGGCGGTCGAGATTGGAGTCCACAGCGCCGCTGATCGGGGCCGTGCCGCGCACGCTGGATTCCGGCGGCGGAGGGGATTTGCGGGGTTGGACTTTCAACTGTGCCTCCAGCTTGGCAATGGCAAACGAGAATTTCACCGGGTCGGCAATGGCCGCCAGTTCCTTGGCCTTGGCCGGGTTCTTGCCCAGCGCGTAGACCACCTTGGCCGGGTCTTCTGCGCCTTGCAGAATCACGCCCTGCTGGATGGTGTTCAGCGTGTCTTGCACCACGGCCTCGGCGTCCTCGTAGTCCGCGACCCGCAGCGACTGCTTGGCGCTGGCATAGCCCTCGAGCTTTGCCTGCCAGGCTTGCATCTGCTGCTGCTCGGCGGCCTTGGCGCGGTTCTGGTACTCGTCCACCTGGCGCTTGCGGTCGTACCACGCATCCAGCGCCTGCTCGTACTGCGCGCTGTTGTAGTCGTGGTCCTCGAGCTTGGGCTTCGGCGGCAGCGAAGTCGGCGCTACCTGCGGCGTTTGCGTCGTCTGCAGCTTGGCCTGCAGTTCGCGGTTCTGGCGCTGCAGTTCGCGGTGCGATTTCCGCAGGTCGCGCACCCAATCGGGGGCTTTTTCGGGTTCCTCTGGCGGCTGTTCGTCGCCAATGGTGACGACGACTTCCTCCGGTTCCTGCGACTCTGCCGGTGCCTCGGCCTCGATTTCTGGCGTCTGCTCCTGCTCGATTTCGACAGGCAGTTCTTCGACTTCGGGGGTTTCAGTGCTCATGCTCTCTCTCGTCTCGCGCGTTACCGGCCGCGCGGTTGCCGTTGGCGCTGTGCGCCGTTACCAGGGAGATGCGCCGCCAGAGCCTTCGCTGACGTCTCCGATGCCGCCGATACCGCCGACGTCTCCAGACGGGCCGCCGGGGCCGAATACATCCATGCCGACGGTGGACTCCTCTGCCGTAGAACCCGGCGATCCGTATCCCAAATCAACAAGCCCCTGCGCCGTATTGACAGAAACACCCAATTGCTCTGCCAGCGCAATCGCAGCGGGATTTATCGTCTCTACAGGCGTCATCATGCCCTTCACAGTAGTGCCTGGCAAATTTCCCGTCAACGCCTGCATTCCAAACGACATCGGATTCATCATCATCGAGCCGATATTCACTATTCCACCCAAAATATCTCCCAGCGTCATCGGCACGCCTTGTTCGTCCAAAATCCCAGTCTGCGGGTTTCCGAAACCACCGCCAGGCATCCCCTGCGGCATTTCCATCCCAGGCCCCTCCTGCCCACCCATGTACTGCGGCACCGGCATCTGCGCCGTGGCTTCAAGCCCGGTGGGCGCGGGAGCGGCGGGCGCGGGGCGCGGCGGCACCAGCGACAACAGCGGGGCGAAGGTGATCGGGGTGTACTGGTACTGCGATCCCAGCGACGTGCCTGCAGTGAATCCGGTGGCCATAGCGTCCTTAGCGGGTTCGTGGGTTCAGCAGATCGGCCACGGTGCGGGCCTGCTCTGCGATCAGGCGCTCGCGGTCGGTGCCGATACTCGCCATCGTCTCGGCAGCCTGGGCGCGCTTCAGTTCGGCATTGGCAATCGCAGACACGCTGTCGGCCTGGGCCTTCTGCGCCTTGGCCGTGGCCTCCTGTGCCAGCGCCTGCGCCAGCACCGTCTGCGGGTCGGGCTCCTGGCCCTGCGCGGCCTGCTGGAGCATCTGGGCTTCTTCCTGCGTGGGTTCCATCACACCGGCCATTACCATCTGGCGGCGGAAGTACTTTGCCACATCGCGCACGCCGTCACCATCGACGTTCTGCATGATTGTCGCCAGCAGGATCTTCTGCGTCTCTGGGTCTTGCGCGAACTGCATCATCGACAGCAGCGTCCTGCGCGTGGCGGCGCGCTGCGTCATGAACGACGGCCCCACCGACGACACGACATCGAGCATCGCGCTCGACAGGTCGTTGGCCAGCACCATCGCACCGTCCTGGTCGAGCGTGGGCTTCATGAGCTCCACCGCCGCAGCATTGCCCTGTTCGTCCACGGTCTTCATCTTCCGACCCGGCTCGACGTACACATCGTGCGCCATCGACAGCCAGATTTCGCCTGCGCGGCGCACCGCCGTGGCGTAGTTCGACAGGTACAGAAACGACTGCTGCGCCAGGCGCTGCTGCACCATCTCGACGGCATCGCCGCTGATATTCGAGACAATCCGGTCGCCCTCGCGCTGGTTGCCCAGAATGTCGTCGATGTCCTGCTCGGTGACCTGCAGCAGCGCAGCCATCGCGGGCGGCACGGCAGCGGACTTCGTGTACGCCACCGGGCCTGCAACCTGCTGGCTGCCGTCAGGCCCAGTGATCGGGTTCACCAGCAGATAGGGATAGTTCTCCAGGTTGTCCTTGGCCCACATCATCTGGTGGCCGGCAACCTGCTCGGGCGTCATGATCGGCTTCTCGACGCTGGACAGCGCGGAAATCTCGCCCAGCTTCGACAGTTGCATGTTCTTCAGCCGCTGCGCGTCCTTTGCCGGCCGTACCACGCCCATGCACCGCTCTACATTGTCGATGAACCACCGCTTGCCGTACACCGGCACGATGGGAATGCACTTCCCGGCGATATACCCGTCGTCCCGCAGAATCTTGCCGCCAGACATCAGATACTTGCGCACCCTGCGGCGCTTAATTTGCCGGCGACGGATTTCCTCGCTGCCGATGGCAAACAGTTTCTCGAGAATCGACGGGTCGTCGTCGAGTTCCGACTTCAGGTACTTGTCCTCGGTGCCATCCAGCCCACGGAACACAACCTGCGTGTCGTTCGTCGCTTCGATGCAGTAATACTCCGCGACGTACACAATGTCGGGCGTATCCCAGTCGAAGAACGTCTGATAGATTTCCTTCGGCCACGACGTCGGGTCGTCGTCAAACTCGGCAACATACGCATCGCGCGTCATGCTGTACAGCACGAATGCCTTGGTCGCGTCAGCCTTGTCCTGCCGCTTGGCCTGCAGATCGAAGAACACGCTGGTGTCAGCGTCGTAGATCGGCTCAATCCTGATGCGCTGCCGGTCGTTGTCCGGGTCTTCGTCGTCCTCGTACACGGTCTTCAGTCGCCACGCCCCGAACCCGCCGCCAACGGCTTCTTCGAAGGCGTTGTCATACGCCTCGTTGGCCATGCTGTCCTGCTCGTCAGCGCGGAACAGGCGGTTGCACACACTCGCCATCTCCGTCGGCGTGCCGTCTTTGCTGACAAAATCGACCGTGACCCGGTTGTTCCGGTACTCGTTGACGATGCGCTGCACCGCCAGGCCGATTTTGTTCACCTCGAACTTCGGCTTGTTCTCGTACTGCTCCTGCAGCGGACCTTCCCACTGCGCGCCAGCGATGCTGTAAAACCGCCGGTCCTGCAGACACTGCAGCCGCTCGTCGCGCATTGCCGACTGAATTTCGTCAAACTCCCGCAGGGCTTCCTGGTGGGTGTCGCGCAGACGCTGAGTATTCGACAATCGGGCCATCTATTTCCCCTGCCGCTCAGCGGCGTTACATCCTCGCAGCGCGCCCAGCGCCCCAGTGATTTACGGTCGGCACGGCCAGCACAGACAACTGGGCGGCGACTTCGCGCTCGGCGTCAGAGCGGATCGGGAACGCAAACGTCACCGCGATGGCGTCGGCCGCGTCCGGACTGGCCAATCCTCGGCGCTTCATCTGCTCCTTCGACTCCAGGAAAATCGCCCCGCTCGAATCCGGCTTCACCTTCGGTCCCGTCAGGTCGTTCTTCAACTGGCGGTCTTCCCGCAGTGACGCCGTGCGCAGCCAGTCGCGCATCG